CAGCTTGGCGGACACCGCGATGACATTGTTTGAAGCCATAAAATCTCTACCCATAATGATTAGTTAACCTCCTTCTTTATCATTCCCGCAAAGGCGTGAATCCAGTTTGTTTTTCACCCTCCCTCAATCCCTCCCCTCGAAGGGAGGGAAGTCAAGAGAATGGATTATTTACTTGTCCTTTTCTTTTGCCCGTCAATGTCCGCAGGTGCATCTACTGCCGCTTCCGGGATCACGTAAAATTTCGCGGCTTCCTGTGATGGAATTGCATCATACGCAATTCCGCTCTTAAAACTTTTTCCGGCCATTTCCCCGTCGATAACGGTGAAGCCCTGAACTCCATCTTTTAATTTGTATTGTGCCATGATTTTTTAACCCCCTATTTTTAATTTCCTGGATTCCCCGGTCAACCGGCATTCGCCAGTCTCCGAGCCGGGGAATAACAGATTTTATTATTTCTTGAACAAGGGGTTGCAACCCCTTGTTCTGTCGCTCCGCATTCGCTCTTCACGCCTTTATTCCGTTGCTACCAGCACATTTTCCATGCTGTATGTAAGGCCGTAAGCAATGATACCTCCCTCCGCCATGAGGAGATCTTCTAGTTTGGGCCGAAGAAAACCATACGCGCCTATTTGATGCCCGGTTAATTGGTCCCGGACGGATTCAATGATTGTGTACGCGGCGGCAGATGCGTCCTCCCTGCTCTTCTGGTTCTGGACAATTAAAATGAGCAGATAGTCCAGCGATGATATTGTTGGTTCGCCGACCTGATCGAACGGTTCAAATCTCGCACCTTGATAAACCACATGCAAGGATGGCATCTTCTGCGGCATTTTCAGCAGGGAATCAACGTCCCCCTGCCAGGCGGCAGCAGTCTTTATATCTTTGATGGCTTTTACTTGCTCTATTATATCGTTTTGTATTGTTTCCAGCATTTTAAAACCCTTTCATTTTGTCGCGCGTAAAAATCCGCGCACTTTTGTCGCAGTTGGACTCTGCGCCATTGCTTGTGTCTGTAGGCGCAGGCGTTGCCGCGCCCAGATCGATATCGCCCTTTGCAACTTTTTCTAAAAATTTAATTGCCGCATCGTTGCGATCTTTGCGTATTTCCGGCAATGGCAGATCACTGCGGGAATAGAGATTATATATTGCGATATCCGCACTGATTTCTACTATTTTGGGAGGAACAGGATTCAGCGGTATTGTATAGTATCGTTGACAATACGCATCAATCGTTGCATCTGCGGCGGCTATTGCCTTGTTGACGTTAGCTGACACAATTTCGCCGATGTTATCGTCATCGGTTAATTGAATGATGACGACTTCCGGAATTGCCTTTTTGATGTCTGCTAATATGCAGTATGCCATTGTCGCGTCGCTCCTATGTGATTTTCGACAAATTCTTCACGGTATAGATATAGTCCGCCGTGGCCTTTTTATTTTGCGGCCCGTAAGTAATTTTAACAGTCACCTTTTTCTTTTCCGAATCCAACGCGGCATCCAGAATGTCGTTTTGCGCATCGGTTATTGTCAGATCGTGTGTAATTGCTGACGGCGCAAAGCTAGTCCAGTCCAGAAGCTGTGTGCCCGATTCGACATCGTCAATCCGGTACTGCGCCGCAGTCGGAATAACGCCGACACTGTTTTCATCCTTGAATGATAATCTCAAAACCAAGGTTGTTTCTTCGTTAATGATTTCCATTTTTTCTCCGTTCACCCTCACCCCAGCCCTCTCCCCTCAAGGGAGAGGGAGGTAAAGGCTGCGCATTAAGAGAACGTAATTGCCAGGTCTACAGTCCAAGTCTGGCCGCTGATCTTTGTTCCCTGATCGGAAACTTTGCGGTTTAAATTCTTGGACAAATCACTGTTTCCGTTGGCAACAGAAAATTCTTTCCATGCGAAATTACCGGAGCTGCCGTCAAAGACCGAACGGAAGGTGACTGTTTGATTGGCTCGTACAGGATAATCGGCTTCCATCGCTTTATAGGCTTTGTTTGTTACTGCCTGTAGTGCGGTCTGCGTAGCCGCAGCGGCAGTATCGCTGTCGCCGACGCCGATATATGCGTTGGCTTCGGAAAATGCCGTACCGCCGATACCACAGAACAGATCAATCATTTCGCCGATGCCTTCATTAAGAAGCACATTATTTTTGACTATGGTTGTTGCAAACGGATTTCCCGCGAGGAACGCCGCCTCATCCGCATATTTACTGATTGTCCATTCTGTTTTGTACCAGACTCTGTCCGTTATTTTTCGAACCTTACTGAATAAGCGTGAGAGAGCTTCTCCGATTTTGCCAATGTTACTGATCAATGCCTTTTTCATAATTTCCTCCTTAAATTTTTGTAAAAGTTATTGTCCCTTTTCGGGGTGTTATATTTATACCTGGCTTCCTGGGCGTGAAGGTAATATCCACGCGCTTGGAATCCTGCCTGTAATTGACAATGACATCTACGCCTGAGGCGCTATCAGCCAGCGAGACAAGAACAGCGATCATGCCGATGACGTCCATGCCCATGCCGGAATCGGGTACGGTTAGAGACACGTTAATTGCCGGGACATTATCCTCGCCGGAACCACTATCAATGAGGGAAATTAGTGCGGAAACAAGGCTGATAATATCCGTGCCTGAACCGGAATCGGGTACGGCAAGAGACACATTAATTACCGGAAAGCCGTCTGCACCTTCGCCGATGTCGATAACGGAGAGCCATGCATTCAACTGCGCGATGACATCACTGCCTGTGCCGGTATCGATAACAGAAAGCAACGCCTTCAGTTGGGTAAGGGCATCACTGCCCGCGCCGATGTCGGCAATTGATAACGCGGCTCCTATCTGCGATACAGCATCAGCACCGTATCCGGCGTCGGTGATAAATTTAATAATATTTTTTATTATTTCGACCGAGTCACTGCCAACGCCGGTGTCGGTAAGCGAAAGCAAAGCCTTCAACTGGGCGATAGCATCACTGCCTGCACCCGTGTCGGCAAGGGTAATCAAAGCTTTTAATTGCGTGATAGCGTCACTGCCTGCGGCAGTGTCAGTAAGCGAGATCATAGCCTTCAATTGAGCGATGACATCCGCGCCGGAGCCAGTATCAGTAAGCGAGATTAAGGCCTTCAGTTGCGTGATGGCATCGCTGCCTGTTCCATTTTCAGCAAGAGAGATTAATGCTTTGAGCGAGGCAATTAAATCGCTGCCTGTGCCGGTATCGGTAAGTGAAAGCAGAGTCTTGAGCGAAGCGATGGCATCACTGCCTGCGCCCGTATCGGCAAGCGAAAGCAAAGCCTTCAACTGAGCGATGGCGTCACTGCCTGCGCCCGTATCGGCAAGCGAAAGCAAAGCCTTCAACTGAGCGATGGCGTCACTGCCCGTGCCGTTCTCAGCAATAGAGATTAATGCTTTGAGCGAGACGATTACATCGCTGCCTGTGCCGCTGTCGGTAAGAGAAAGCAACGCCTTTAGCTGAGCGATGGCATCACTGCCCGCGCCGCTATCGGTAAGAGAAATCAAAACCTTCAACTGAGCGATAGCGTCACTGCCCGTGCCGTTCTCAGCAATAGAGATTAATGCTTTTAGCGAGGCAATTATATCGCTGCCTGTGCCGGTATCGGTAAGTGAAAGCAGAGCCTTTAACTGCGCGACTGTGTCACTGCCCGCACCGGTGTCGGTAAGCGAGATCAAAGCCTTCAACTGCGCGATGGCATCACTGCCGTTGCCGGTATCGACAACGGAAATCAAAGCTTTAAGCTGGGCGACAATGTCGCTGCCGGCAGCGGTATCAGTAATGATCAAAGAAGCTAACACCTGGGCAAGTGCGTCCGTACCTTCACCGGTATCAGTAACGATCAGCGAGGCTAAAAGCTGGGAGAGGACATCTGCACCTGCACCGGTATCGGAAACGTTCAGTGCGGCCAAAACCTGAGCAAGGACATCACTGCCCGCGCCGCTGTCGGAGAGAGGCAATCGGGCGGCAACGCCGCTGCCGAGATTGTCCGCACCCGCGCCGGTATCGCTGAGCGACAGGCCAACGGCAATCTGCGTCACGGCATCACTGCCCGCGCCGGTATCAGTGATTGTTATAACGGCAACGATGCGCGTCCCATTATCCGCCGAGCTTGCGGCGCTAAATCCGGCAGCATTGATTGCTTTAACTGTGTAGGAATATGTCGTCCCTGCAACTGCTGTTGTATCATCATAGGTAGCTGTTCCATGTGCGACAACGCCCGATATATCAACTCCATCACGATAGACTCTATGTCCGCCTGTTTCTCCAGTACCTGCCGTCCATGTAATTGTGACTTTATCTGTGAGGTTGTCGGTAGCGGAAACATCAGTCGGTGCGTCGGGGATGGTGACGCCGGTAGCGTATAAAGCGTTTTTATAGTTGGAATCATGATTATAAGAACAAGGAGTAGTAAATCCATCTCCATTGTACCAATAATTGCCAGAACCGCCGGTATTTTCAACCCGCAAAGTTCCCGCCGCATTATAATACCCAATATAGTCTCCAGAGGAAACATCACAATTTTTACCTGTAAATGTCTGTTTACTATTAGCAGTAACACTACCAAGAGTTTCATAATCTCTCATGGTGTAATTAGAATCACTCCCAGAGAATGAACCCATCTTTGCAGAACCGCCGCCGGGGTCTGATAACCAAACTTCAAAGGACGTTAATACACCATTGGCATTGGCGGGATTTGTTTGACATACTGTTGTATATCCACCATTTCGATAACTGCCGTAATTGGAAGCACCTGCCCCTATGTCAATTGTTCCATACGCCATTACTTCACCTTATACTTCTCTGTGGTTTTGACTTTGGTAAAATCCACTTTTTTAACTTTTACTAATCTTTTTTCGGCCTTTGTTACTTTAGCTAATTCAGCATTCATGTAATCAGAACGATTTCCCAAAGGAAGTTGTGAAATAATTTTAAAATATTCTTTCCGTGCAGAATAATGAAATGGTTGATTGACAACCTGACTATACGGATTTCCATTTTCATCTTTTTTCTGACAATGCAAATCGTCCATGAGATAGTTCCAATGAGTAATTCCTAACGCCCATTCAAAACACCAGAGGATTTCTTCTTCGGTGACGTCATGTTCAAACTGAATTGAATGATTGCAGAAGGGGTTTAGTTGCTGAACGGTTGGTAATGATTTAAACCAATTATCATAATCATTTTGGTCAGCAGGTGCGCCTTGTTCATCAACCTTGCCGGTATAGCCGCCCTCAGGTATTACAGGTACCATGACAAGATGCTCGGCAATATATTTTTCATAGCCCTCATCACCCTTTTCGAGGTATAGGTCAGCAGAGACATTTATCATGCCCATGCCGGTGTATTTATCTTGCTGCGGCGCATTAATTTTAAAATACATTTTTTCAATCCTCTAAACTTCTAATCGTCCAATCTTCTAATTTTTGGTCTCACCACAAAAGCCCTCTCGCCTCTCCGGAGAGAGGGCTTCTAGCTGAGGTCAAATTCCTGGATTCCCGATCAGGTCGGGAATGACCGTTGTTACGTTACGCCACTGCGTCTTCGATGAAATAGCCGCAATCGCTGGCGATAATTTTTTCGTCGGAATTCCATCCGGGTCTGATGTAATGCGCGCCTTTCAATCCGCGTTTGGCATCAAAATCTCTTGCGGTAAAACGCAGGGTTTCGGCAAAGGTCGCTCCGAACGTAATGGTTTTGATTCCCGGACTCGGTGCAACATAGAGAGCTGCGCAATGCTTGCCCCAGAGCCGCGTGTAAGTTGCGGCTTGCCCTGGTCTTGCAGCGTTGTATCGCGCTCTGCCGATTAATATTCTCTCCACCTCGAACAACTGCGCAACATCCGGCGCAGAGGCCATACCGCCCTTAAGCGTCGCGCCTGCCACGGCCTTAACGGCGTCGAGGATTTCGGGAAGTTTGCGGAATTTTAACCATGCATCCACGCCGAATACCAAAACATTGGCGCGCTGGAAGCAGGCTTCAATTGCCGTCTGTACATCACCGATAGGATCATCGGTAGTGCCTCCCCATTTATAATTACCCGCGAGTTGGGTTTTGTTGCCAACAGGGTAAGAGGCAGCAGCAAACACTTTGTCGACGACCCTTTTCTCCTGAGCCACATCCAGACTCATATTCAGAAAATCGTTTGTATCTATTTCGGGCTGGAGTGGATTGTCGGCATTGTCGATGGCTTCCTGCGGCAACCAATCACCCAGGGCATGATCCTTGACAGAATAATTCTGATCGGCCACGCCCCAGTCGATTTCGTTGGCCATCCCTTTGGGAGAGAGCCGGTCATCGACCAGTTTGAAACTGTCATCTTTGTTGTAGACATAATAAATATCCGATCTTTTGTTGACTTTAACGATTGGCATCACGAACGGCCATATCATGGCATCATTGCGGTACTTGACCGATAAATTGGAGAGCACCGCATCTTTGTGCATTGCTTTTGCTTCTGGCATAGGTATTGCCTCCTTTTCCTTTTCCTTTTTTTTAAAAAATTAAATGCTGACTACGTATTCCGCGTAGATTCTGAGTTTGCCCGCCGTTAACGCCTCTACTGCAACGGTCGCGCAAAGCTCCCGCAGTGCCGTGAGCTTGGTCAGGGCGTTGGCTACAGCGCCGTCCTGGATGCCTTCATGCAGACCCGCATCATAGGCGTTGGCTCCGTTGCTGATCGCTACCGCCGCTTTGATTCCGGCTTCACTATCCGTATCCACGCCCAGGGCGATTGTTGCGGCGTCAGTGGCCGATGTGCATGTGGTTAAAACCTCGTAGAAGGATCTGACGACAATCGCGTTATCCGGCAGATAAACGCCCAGCCCGTGTTTGGCGATGGTACGCTCACCGACAGTGGCAGAAGGATCGAATGTCGCAATAGCCAGGCCCTTGAACGTAGTGCCGTTCGCACCCTGATTGGCCGCGAGAATCTGCGGGCTGATCAGGCAATAGCCGATGTCGCTTGCTACGCCGGATATCATTGCATAACCGACGATTGATTGACCTGCGACGGCCTTAACCGCCTTGCCGTTGCCGTCCGAGGTCAGGGGATCGCCCCTGGTAATTGCGCCGCCGTACACAACCGGGGAAATACCCGACAGCATGACGCGGACATCATCGCCTATTGCGGTCGTTACGTGCTGCAATATCCCGATTAGCGCATCCGTCGCCGCCGATGCCTGGGCGCAGGTGTCGTCATCGTCACCCAGCTTTGCAATCAGCCACGCCGTTGCAATAATCGCCGCGCATTTTGCGCTTTTTTCTAAACCTGTTGTTTGTCCAAACATTATTTTAATTCTCCTTTCGAATTAGATTTTTTTAAGATTACGAACCCGCTTCTATTCTTCCTCTTTGAATAATTCAGGGTTTTCTTTGGAGACGGCCAGCACAGCCTCTTTGTAGCCAACTTTATTATCTTCCATAAACTTGGCGATGACTGTCTCCCGCGTCTTCGCGCCGCCCGCGTCTTTATCCCGTGTGGCTACTTCGCTGAAAGTTACCAATGGCGTGGCCGACTCCAAAAGCGCTTTCATGCGGTCGAAAGCGGTGGACTTTTCTTTTTTCTCGCCAAATTCGATTTGATTATCGACCCCGGCGATGGAAAAAAGGATTTCCGGCAGGCCGAAGGCTACGGTAGCCGGGGTGATCTTGCCCGCTTTAATCAGCGATTCGCAGAACGCGGTGATCTCTGTCTTGATGGTGGCCAGCCGCGTCTGTTTTTGCTGTTCGGCGAATTCCGCCTGCGCTTTTTGTTTGCCTTTTTCCTCGGCATCTGTTCTGATTTTTTCCAGATCGGCTTCCGAAAACTGCCTGCCCGTTGATGCCGGAGCCTCTCCCGGAATCGCCTCATCGGGAATCTTGCTGACATCGAAACCGATGGAACCTAAAAACGCTTTCATTTTTTCTTTGAATAACATATTTTTCTTATCCTCCTTTGCGTTGTACTTTGTTAGTTGCGGTTCATCGGCAGGCGGGTTGGCCGCCGATCTTAAATCATCTATTTTCCAGTCCGGAATGATCCGGTCTGCCGTGTCCTGATCTTTCGTTTCGATAATCCATTCCCGGAGACGCCGGAAAACATCAGCGATGGAATCCCAGGCAAACGATTCGGAATACTCAAAGCTGGCCGCATCGCCTTCGGCGAAAGCCACATCCGGCAGGCCCTTGACTGCGGGCGGCATCGCGCCCAGGAACGCCACATGACGCAGCGTGCCGTCCGGATAAAACGCGGCAGAGCGTTTTTTGATTCTGCCTTCTTGCACCATTGCGCTGAAAGCAGGTTCGACCTGGCCGAACCTGGCCAGCAGCAAATTGCCTGTTTTATCGGCGACTTTTTTTAGTCCCTTCACCCAGCCGTAAGCGGGCGCATCGTCTTTCGGATGTCCGATACACGCGGGCGGCTCATGAACGGCGGCATTGAATTTAGCGATAGCCTTGTCAATCAGGGCATCGCCGTCATGGACAACGCCGTTACTGTCGGTTTGTTTTCCGCCCCTGAAGATCGGAATATAATCGTCAAAGCCTTTAAAATTCATTTTTAAATCCTCCTTTGAACAAGGGGTTGCAACCCCTTGTTCTACAGCCCCGCGTCCTACCGCGAGCCCATTACGTATTCGTTGATGATGCCGACAATTTCGTCACTGTTTTTCTCGCTCAAGCCCAGATACGGGCGGGCGGGAATCTTCATTTTCTTAAAGCCCAGCTGATGAACGGCGGCATATATTTTATTTGTGCCGATTTCCACGGTGTTATTGCCGATCATTTGATACCGGATGCTGCTCTTTAGTTGGCCGGATTCAGTCAATATTTTGGCGCGCTTTTTTCGTTTCAGTGTCGCCGGTTTCAGCGGCGTCCAGGGCACGCCGGACGGTGCAGGACCGCCCGATTCAAAACGGCGTTTGGTCTGTTCGGCTATCCGGTCGCCGATTGCCTTTAAGATAGGCCGCCGATTCGACATCCGGGACGCTACTTCTCCGACTCTTTTTGTGACGGCTTCGGCGCCATATACTTTCATGCTGATTTCAGGCATTTAATCCCTTCATTTCCTTCCGCAATTTAGCGGCGATATCTTCAGGCAGCCGGGCGATCACGCCTTCTAATATTTTGTGCGTCTGTGTTGCCGCCGCTTCGCCGACATTGTAGCCCCAGCCTTTATCTATTCCGGCGGGCTCGCCTGTTTTTTCGTCGATTGGCGATGGCGGCGCTTCGCCTAGTCCCTTTTTCTGCGCTTTAACGTATTCGCTGCGCGTTGATCCATAAACCCGGCAGGTGCAGCCCCAGCCGTTGGGCGCGTAGTGGGTCTGCCACCAGGGATCATCCGCCGGGAGAGTTATTCCGTCCCAGGCCAAATGCGCCGGGCGCGGAACTCTGCTATCCCCGTGCTTGTAGGTCAGATACGGCAGAACCTGTAATTGTTCCGGGTCTGTGAGCTGGGCCCAACGACCGGCGGCATAGGATGTGCTGATGTTGGTGGAGTAGATCAGCGCGCTGCGCCAGTTCCGGTTCCCGT